CGCAGCAATGCACCCAAAGAGCAAGACAAAACTAAACGGTAGTTCACGGCCTAAGTCGATTAGTTACCTGCTCCAACTCTATGACGGAGTGTGGTCTATTCCGCTTGCCTTTTTGCTTTTCTTCCTTGCCGGGTACGCTAGTTTTCGCTACTTCGGTGATGCACTCATAAGCACTGAATACATCCAGTATATAGTTCTCGCCGCACTTGTTATGGTTGTGGCCAACTTTGTTGTGTTCATGGGGCTGTATTTCAATTTTCGAGCACTTCAGCGCATGGTATACTCAGCACAAATCAAACAGCAGGCACTAACTGATTTGAGCACATGGCAAAAGATAGTGTTATACGTGGGCTTGTACTTTGCCTACTTTGCTGCCTTCCTGTATATACTTCATTTGCTGATGACGGTTACTGCGTAAGGGTAACGGCTGAAAGCTTTGTAGGGGTAAAGGAAAAGGGCGGCAACAATCAAGGATTCAATAGCGCTGAACTGCGTGCGCTGATGGCTGCACAAGGTTGGAAACCAGGCTATGCGTGGTGCAGTTTCTTTGTCATGGCTATGCTTGCTGAATGCGGCATTCCCAATACCATTACAGGGTGGTCACCTACTGCGTACAATCGCAAAGATGTAGTGTTTGATGGTGGTAAATTTCTTAAGACCTACAAGGAGGGGGATGTGCTTGTGATGACCTTAAGTTATACCAACATGTATAATTCCAAACGGTATAAAGGCATAGGTCATACCGGCATAGTCGATAAGATTGGTAAGTATTCAGTGCGCACCATTGAAGGCAACACCAACGAACAAGGTATGCGCGATTCTCGCACACGTGACGGAGTGTACTACAAGATTCGTCCACTATCTAAAAATCTACACATAACAAGATGGAAAAAGCAAGGATAAACCCGATGTTAATCTATGGCCTGACCATACTAGCAATCGGTGTGCTGGTCATTATGCTGTTTAAGGGCTGCAATAAACCCGCCGCATCACCTGCCGTTGACAGGTTGCATAGCTTGAATGACTCACTGTATCGCGTGATTGAATCAAACAACACAAAGACCGATTCACTATTTGCCAAAATAGACAGCATCAGAGCGTGGAGCGATACCATAGTACAACGACAGGAAATCACAAACCAATATTACACCAATGAGACTTACACTATTCTTAATTCTAGTCCTAGTGCTGCATCAAAGCAGCTACGCTCAACGCTCAAAAAGTCGGACAGCCTCCTTAAATCCGGATTTTACACCCGAACTTACGACCTACGACGTGCAGCTTTTCAATCTGAACTACAATAGTATGATGTACTGGTATGGCACAGCGCAAGAGATTGATTCATTGTATCAACTTGAAAAGTTGAAGGTGCATTACTACGCCAAAATCACAGGCATACAGGCAAACAGCTACGAAACGCTAGCGACCATCTACGAAAACAAGCAGGCTATTGAAAAGGCAATAGGCGAGGAAAAGGAAATGCAGATAAAGGATTTGAAGAAGCGTAATAAACGGTTGATAATTCACAACATTGGGCTATCCGTTGGCCTAACTGCGCTGGCTGTTTCATCATTTTATTTAATCGTCTTATGATTAACATCGAACCAAAAGATATAATAACAATCGTAGCCGGTGCGGTATCGCTTTCAGGTCTTTACTATGCGCTAAAAAGAAACGTGGACAAACTAAATATAACAGTGCGCACTATGGACACACATCACAAAAGAGAAATCAGTGCTATACATCATCGCATTGATGAAATCAAAGATGACACGCGTACATCAATTGACAAACTCGAATCAAAGATTGATGCTATCCAAAATCAGAATGTGACCATAGCTAAGAACCTTGCGGAATTGACAGGCTACATAAAAGCTAAACACTAAAAATATGCCAAGCAAATATGTTGAAGTCTACAAAGAAATATACAAGGGCAATGGAGTGATGAGTGAGCGTGTGAGAATGGCAATGAATAAACATTCCGTTCCACTTTCATTTAAGTCGTTCCATCGCATGTATCAGGCGTGGCGCAACCACAACTATGGTGAAGAAAAGTTGCAAGACCATGTTCCCGAAGTCAGGAAAACGATGCAGCCTACCGGGCAGCTCGACAAGTTGAAGTATTCACTTGGTGCATTTGATGAGATAGTGAATGAGTTGAAGCCTGATGTCAATCAGTTTGACCTGCCCGCTTCACTTGAATCAAACTACCAAGCATACAAGCTACCAACAAATCACAACGACATACTGGTATTATGTGATATACACGTTCCGTATCATAACATACCAGCACTCACCCTTGCGTTGAAATATGGGCTTGAAAACAATGTAAACACCATAGTACTTAACGGTGATGTAATCGACTTCTATGCAATCAGCAGATTTGAAAAAGACCCGCGAAAAAGAAACTTTGGCCATGAGGTATTGATGACCCGTCAATTTTTGGCTACACTGCGCAAACTATTTCCCAATGCTGCTATCTATTACAAGTGTGGCAATCACGATGTGCGCTATGACCACTACATTATGCGCAATGCGCCAGACCTTTTAGGTATAAATGAATTCAGTTTTGAATCTCTCATGCACTTAGATCAACTAGGCATCACATTCATTCCGGATAAGCAAATCATACACGCAGGAAACTTGACAATCTTACACGGGCACGAACTGGGTACATCAGTATTCAGTCCCGTAAACATCGCACGCGGTTTGTTCTTACGGGCTAAAGACAATGCGCTGTGCGGTCATCATCACCAGGCGAGTGAACACAGTGAGCCAAACATAAAAGGGAAGTTGACAACGTGCTGGAGTGTGGCGTGTCTGTGCGAGCTGCATCCTGACTACATGCCTATCAACAAACATCACCACGGCTTTGCGCACATTAAGGTTATGGATACAGGGGAGTTTGAGGTAAGCAACTACCGCATTGTCAACGGCAAAATTAGATAATAGAAAAGCCCCCGCCGTTGCAGGGGCTAGTCCAATCAATAACATAAAAACAATATACTAATCACTGCGGCAAATATACACTATGAAACGCAAACAACATCCGAAAGTAGTACACCGTAAACTCGGACGTGAGCGTGCGCATGGGCAGTATCTAAACAACGTAATTGAGATTGACCCTACGCTAGCACCAATGCGATACATGATTGTTCTCATTCACGAATATCTTCACCATATTCAGCCTGAGTGGAGTGAGGAAAAGGTGGATGCGGAAGGTGAGGCACTGGGCAGGTTTCTTTGGAAGCAGGGCTTTCGCAAGGTGCAGCAGTAATCAAAACTTACCTGATACACCGGCTTCAACTAATTCACTCGCTAGCCATTCGCGCATCTTACCGACTAACTCGTACTGCTCTTCGGTAAGGTCTTGATACTTTTCAAGGCTACGCAAGTGCTGCCTGAATTCATCAATCATGTCAAAGTATTTAGTGCCATTGATAGCGCAATCAAATGCGTGCTGGTCTTCGTGTAAATCAAACGTTAGTGTTGCTGTCATGGTTACTTGTATGTTTCGTTATAGAATTCTTCTGCGTTTTTAAAGTCTTGTAGGATATTATTCATATAGCTAAGACCATCCTCATGACCATTAGCATACGCTTCTTTTATCTGCTCTTTCTCCACTGCTTTGGCATGCATCTTTAAACCACTAATGCATACTGCATTCAATTTGCCTGCTGCTAAATTGCTGCGTATTGCATCAACCAACCAATCTACTGCTGTTTTGTTATTCATTTATTTTCGTTTTGCGTTTCTAAATATTTTTTCAGTACTTGGTACTAATCGGTTTTTGTGAAATTCTGCAATTAGTTGTTTAACTTCTAATGCTTGGTTTATTCGTTTAATTGTCCTTCTAATTCGTGCATCATCCGCTTCATCAGTTGGCATATCGGATAAATATTTATGCCGGAGTAAGCGTAATTCATCTACGCTAAACTGACTGAGTTGCTTTCGGCTGAGTCCCATTGAGTTTTAGTATTTCATTTTTCACATGGTAGTAGTACGCCTTGACTGAATAGAACTCACCTGTGCCTTCAAAGTCTTGCATGATTTCACTCGGTGCGTTAACCAGTGCTTCATCTACGCAATGCAGCGCGGCGTTGATAGCTTTGATATGCACCTCAGCTAGGTTGCCTTCCTGCTTGCCATTCTCGATAATGTCAAAATAGTTCGAGTACAGTTGCCATGCCTTTTCCTTTGCTTTCATAGTGGCTTGTATGTTTTACCTGTTACTAAATCAACTATTACTGTTGTGCCAACTCCCTCTTTACATTGCGGTGCTTTCATTTGCTCACGTTCCATATTAAGTAATTCAGACATGGCACGAATAAAATCCCTGCCCTTGTTAGTGTGAACATCAAACAAACCTGGTTCATGTTCTTCGACAACTCGCATTGCC